TAGAGCTGGTCAAATTGTTGGATCTGGATTCAGCGGTAAGAAAGCATCTCTCGGTGTTCGTATGACTTCCGCTGTGAAGAAGGTCGGTTGCTCTAACTTAAAAGCAATGATCGAAGAGGATAAGTTGATTGTAAAAGACTACGATATCATTAGCGAACTAACCACATTTATTCAGAAAGGTCAATCATTTGAAGCAGAAGAAGGATGCAATGATGACCTAGCAATGTCTCTAGTTATTTTTTCTTGGTTAGCAATGCAACCTTACTTTAGGGAAATGACGAATAATGATGTTCGTCAAAGAATTTATGATGATCAAAGAGAAGCGATAGAAGCAGATATGGCACCATTTGGTTTTATTTTAGATGGTACTGAAGATGAAAGTTTCGTTGACGTTAATGGTGATAGATGGCACTTAGATGAATATGGAGATGCAGCTTATATGTGGGAATATAGATGATGGATTTACACAAGCAAATAAATCTAGAACATCTTTTATTTGTAGATCGTCAATGTAGATCTTGTGGTAAAACAAAAAATTTATTGGATGACTTTTATTTAATAAGAAAAGATAGGGGACATTTTCCGTCAGCATACTCATATGAATGTAAAAGTTGCACTGTAACAAGAATTCAAAATAAGAGAAACGGAAATATTTCATCCAGCAAACACGAATATCCTGATTGGTAAAGTGCTCATGCACGATTTCCCCAACAGAAATAAATTAATTTATAAATATTTCTGTAACCAACCCTAGGAAATCTCTCAGGAGAATAAGCAACATGGCATTTAGTCAATTTTCCCCAGGTGTAGTTATCAGAGAAATCGATAACACTACTGTAAGTACAACTACAATCCCAACATACGCTGGAATTGTCGGGCCCTTTGCAAAGGGTCCCGTCAATGAAGTACGTATCATTTCAACCGAACAGCAATTAGAGCAAGTTTTCGGAAGACCAAACGATAATAACTATGAGTATTGGTTCTCTGCTGCTCAGTATCTACTATATGGTGGAACTATTAAAGTAGTAAGAACTGGTGGATCAGCATTAAAAAATGCTGTAAGTAATGGAACTTCTGTAAAAATTGAAAACAACGTAGAGTATGAAACCACATACGAAAGTGGATCTACGACCTGGTATTTTGCAGCAAAGAATCCAGGAGATTATGCTAATGGAGTTAGAATTTATGTAACTGATGCTGGACCAGATCAAATTCTTTACTTGGATGCTCCTACCTCTGGTAACGAGTGGCAATTTGTTTCTGGAGATGATATTGATGCTGCCACTGGTGCTAATGGATCGGTATTTAGATATACACTAAAAGTCACACTAAATGCTGGTGTTGTAGGTAATTTCGAACCTGGTGCTGCAAGCATCGGAGGAGATGATTGTACAATTCTTGCTTGGGACTCTGATAGACGTGTTCTAGAATTAACTCTAGCAACAGACTACACTGGTATTGTTGTTGCGGCAGATACCGTAACACAAACCTCAACTGGTGCATCTGGTGTGGTCGCAACATCTGGTGTTTCGAGAGAGTTGCAGGTTGTACTTGCTAAGAATTCTATTGAGTTTGCAGCTGGCAATGATATTGAAGATAATGGATCAGCAACAGTAAATATTGGTTCTGTCGCTAAAGAATACTTAACTAGAGAAGTATTTCCTGGTTTTAGATGGACTTCAGTTGCTACTCGTCCTGGAACATCTCAGTTCACTCTTTCTAGAAATGGTTATAGAGATGAAATGCACGTTGTTGTTGTTGATGCAACTGGTGCAATTACTGGTACTCCAAATACGGTTTTAGAAAAGTTTGTTGGTCTATCAAAAGCAACTGACGCTAAGACAACGAATGGAGAAGTCAATTACTACAAAACAGTACTTAAGTTAAAGTCTGCTTATGTTTATGTTGGTGATCATAATGATGCAGAAGCATTTACTGTAGGTGCTGCTGCAGCGGATGGAAACTGGGGCCAAGCAGCTGCTAATGTAAGTTTCGATCTTGCTCAAGGTGTTTCGACAACAAATCCTATCACTGGTGCAGTATATGTGGGTAGCAAACTTGGGCCCACTGTACAATATGTATTAGGTGCTACTAGTGGTTCTGCTGGGGTTTCGGCATATTCACCATCAAATTCTGAATTTGTTGAGGCACTTCAATTATTTGAAGATCCCGAATCACAAGCTCTAGACTTTATCATTCCTGGTGGAATGGGTGCTTCTGAATCAGAAGCTTTCGCAAGAATTCAAGCAATTGTCAATATTCTTGACGGAAGAAAGGATTGCATGGCATTCTTCTCTCCACTAAGAGATCAGGTAATTGGTGTCTCCGATACGAATACAATTACCAATAACCTAGTAAATTGGTTCTCAAAACTTCCAAGCACTTCATATGCTGCATTTGATAGCGGTTATAAGTATATCTACGATAGATATAACGATACTTTCCGTTACATCCCATGCAACTCTGATATGGCAGGTCTTTGCTTACTAACTCAAGTAAACCAGGATCCTTGGTTCTCACCTGCTGGATTCCAAAGAGGAGTTTTAAGAAATGCAATTCGTCTTGCATATACACCAAATAAAGCACAGAGAGATCAACTTTACGTCGAGAGAGTAAACCCAATCGTTTCTTTCCCAGGTCAAGGTATTGTTCTCTTCGGTGACAAAACTGCTCTTGGTTACCAATCGGCATTTGATAGAATCAATGTTCGTCGCCTATTCCTAACCGTAGAGAAAACTGTTGCAAGAGCAGCACAAAATGTACTCTTCCAGCAGAACGATGATACTTCAAGATCAGGTTTCCTCAATGCAGTTGAACCTTATCTAAGAAATATCCAGGGAAGAAGAGGTTTGATTGATTTCCTTGTTAAGTGCGATACCTCTAATAATCCTCCCGATGCAATTGATAGAGGAGAGTTCTATGCTGAGGTTTATCTCAAGCCAACTAGAACAATCAACTATATTTCAATTTCCTTCATTGCAACAAGAACTGGTGTTGCATTTGAAGAGGTTGCTTCGTAATTATATACCAGAAATAAATAACGGAGGATAACCCACCATGGCAACACAAAATAATAGAGCCGCGATTACAACTTTTAAGGCTAATTCACAACTAGATTTTGCAAGACCCAATCTATTCCAAGTCGATATTGATTGGCCAGCTGCATTGGTTTCCCTAATTGGAGGGACAGCAAATACTGGTACTCAAGCACAGGTATTTACCGCTGCTGCTCTTGGAGCACCAGCAACCGCTACAAGTAGTGGTTCTACAACAGATGCAAGTGCAGTTAGAAGACTTGGTGCATTCACTATTAAAGCAGCCCAAGTTCCTGCTTCAACAGTAGGAGTTATTGAAGTTCCTTTCCGTGGAAGAATGTTAAAGATCGCTGGTGATCGTACTTTCGAACCTTGGACAATCACTATTCATAACGATACTTCTTATACCCTAAGATCGTATTTCGAAAGATGGATGGAAGCAATCCAAATTTATGATGAGAATGCTACAGAGTTTGACTATGGTGAATTCCCTGCTGGAGATCCACAATATCTCAAGTATATGGCTCCAATGCGTGTAACACAACTAGATAGAAGAGGTAATGCCGTAAGATCTTACGATTTCGTAGATGTTTGGCCATCAAACATTGCTGCAATTGACCTCGACTATGGTTCAAATGACGCAATCGAAGAGTATACTGTAGAACTACAAGTTCAATACTGGAGACCAATCGCTATCGGAAATGGTAGCGCAACTACTAGTGGTGGTACTACAGCACAAACACTAATTGAGATGCAATGATAAATAGTATCGGACTAATCTTCGATACTATACAATGTCACAATTATTTGGATACTCTATAGAGAGAGCAAAGAAGGTTCCGAAAGGGCCTTCTTTTGTGCAGAAAGACAATCAGGATGGCGCAACTCCCATTGCTGCTGGTGGACACTATGGATATTATGTTGATATTGATGGAACCGTTAAAAATGAATGGGAATTAATTCAGCGTTATCGTGACATGATTCTACAGCCAGAGTGCGATTCTGCTGTAGATGATATTGTCAATGAAACTATTTGTGGCGATTATAATGATGTTCCAGTTTCCATTAATCTGGACAACATTAAAAATATGAGTGATAAAATTAAAAAACTGATCCGCGAAGAATTTGATTTTGTTCTCGAACTTCTGGATTTTGAAAATAAATCCTACGAAATTTTTCGTCGTTGGTATGTTGATGGAAGATTATTTTATCACAAAGTTATTGATGTAAAAGATCCAGGAGAAGGTATCATTGAACTCAGATACATTGATCCTAGAAAAATTCGTAAAGTTATTGAGATTGAGAACCGACCAGAAAGAATAGATCCAGAAAATCCTCAAGCTGCATTTATGCAAAAGACCGTTGATTATTTCATTTACAATGGAAAAGGATTAAAAGCTGGTGATGTTCAAGGTATCAAAATTGCTCCAGACGCAATTACATATTGCCACTCTGGAATTTTTGATATGAATAAAAATATGGTGCTCTCGCATCTACATAAAGCAATCAAAGCGGTAAACCAACTCCGCATGATCGAAGACTCTCTGGTCATTTACCGCCTATCTCGTGCGCCAGAACGTAGAATTTTCTACATCGATGTCGGTAACTTACCAAAGATTAAAGCAGAACAATACCTCCGCGAGGTTATGTCTCGCTACAGAAACAAGTTAGTATATGACGCTAACACTGGCGAGATTAAAGATGACCGCAAGTTTATGAGTATGCTTGAAGATTTCTGGCTCCCTCGCCGTGAAGGTGGTAGAGGAACCGAAATCTCTACTCTTCCTGGTGGTCAGAATCTTGGAGAACTTGAAGATGTTAAGTACTTCCAAAAGAAACTGTACAAGTCACTCAACGTTCCTAACTCAAGATTAGAAACCGAAACCACATTTAACATCGGTCGCTCTACCGAAATTACCAGAGACGAACTTAAGTTCCAACAGTTTATCAATCGTCTTCGTAAGCGTTTCTCAGATCTTTTTCAAGATATCTTAAAAACACAACTTCTTTTGAAAGGAGTTTTAACAATAGAAGATTGGGATCAAATTAAAAATCATATTCAATATGATTTTGTTGCTAACAATTATTTTAATGAACTCAAGGATATGGAGATGCAAAACGAGAGAATGAATCTCGTTGCTACCATGGATCCTTTTGTTGGTAAGTATTTTTCTATTGAACAAATTCGTAAAAATGTTCTCAGACAAACTGAGGAAGAGTTCAAAGAAATTGATAAACAAATTGAAAAAGAAATGGCAGACGGTAAGATCATCGATCCAAATGCGATGATGGATCCTGCATTAGCAGGTCAAGATCCTAATGCTGCGATGGATCCTAATGCTATGGCACCAGAAGAAACTGGTCCTCCGCAAATGGGAGATCAAGGTGTAGAGGCGGATCCAAAAGATCTGAAAAAAGCAGAATTCTAAATAATTAGATAGGAGATTAGATTATTATCATGTCTACAGAAATTTTCGACAGTATTTTTACAAAAAATAACGCGCAAACGATTGAACTTGTGGGAGACGTTTTGCAATCAAAAGCATATGATCTCATCCAACAACGAAAGGTTGATGTGGCAGCAAACATTTTCAATCAAACGGAGGAAGAAGAATGATGAAACTAATTACAGAAAATATTGAAGATATTCAAGTTCTTACCGAGGAAGCAGATGGTAAGAAAAACTACTATATCGAAGGCATTTTCCTTCAGGGAGATTTGACCAATCGCAACGGTAGAAACTATCCTGTAAATATCCTTGAGCGCGAAGTTACTAAATATAATGAGAACTTTGTTGGAACAGGCAGAGCTCTCGGAGAACTCGGTCACCCTGATGGTCCAACCATCAATCTAGATCGTGTTTCTCATAAAATTCTTTCTTTGCAAAGAGAAGGAAATAACTTCATTGGTAAGGCAAAACTTTTAGAAACCCCTATGGGTAAAATTGCTAAGAGTTTATTGGATGATGGAGTTAAACTTGGGGTTTCCTCCAGAGGTCTTGGTTCTATGACTGAGAAGAATGGAGTAAATTACGTTGGCGAAGATTTTATGCTTGCAACTGCAGCAGACATCGTTGCCGATCCTTCTGCTCCTGATGCTTTTGTTGACGGAATTATGGAAGGTAAAGAGTGGGTTTGGGAAAATGGAATTCTAAAGGAATCTGCAATTGCAGCAATTAAGAATGAAATTGATCAATCGACACTAATTAATCTTCAAGAACGCAAGGTAAAAGCATTTGCCGCGTTCCTAAGAAGTCTTTAATTATTTGCATATATAAATAATTACACGAAAATTCCGTAAAAGAAAAGACAGGAGACAATCTAATGTCAAAAGAACTTGAAACCATGGATCTTGAAGAAGGTTCAAACGTAGTAACCAAAGGTGCTGCGGCTGCCGAAAGATCTGATCTCAAAGATGAATCAGAAGAAATTGGTGGTCCAACCCCAACATCAGGTCGTCCTGATGATACCGAGTCAATCGGTAAGAAGGTTGCTGCTAAGATGAAAGGTGCAACTGCACCTGGAACTAAGCCTTCCGCAGCATCAGGTGATAAGCAAGATTCACTAAACAAAAAGCCAACCTTTGAAGAGACCGAAGAAGATGGCGAACTCATCGAAGAAGAAACAGAAGAGACTGTTCAGTATTCCTTCGACGAGGATCTTAACGCTCTTGTATCTGGTTCAGACCTTACAGAAGAATTCAAAGACAAAGCAAAACTCATCTTCGAAGCAGCAGTAACAGCAAAGATCAACGAAGAAGTTGCTCTAATGAATGAAGCATATGAGCAAGCATTCGAAGAGGCTGTTACTGAATTCAAAACAGAAATGTCCGAGCAAATCGACTCATACCTCACTTTTGTTGCTGAGAAGTGGGTTGAGCAAAATGCTCTCGCAATCGATAACGGTATTAAGACCGAGATTGCTGAGAACCTAATGCACGGAATCAGAAATCTCTTCGCTGAGAACTATCTTGAAGTTCCCGAAGAGCAGTTCGAACTTGCTGCTGAAGCAAACGAACAACTTAACGTTATGGAAGAGAAGCTCAATGAGCAGATCGCACTTAACGTTGAGATGCATAAGAAACTCGGTGGTTATATTAAGAATGGGATTGTGAGCGAAGTTTCTGTTGGACTTGCTGAAACACAAAAAGATAAACTCATGAGTTTATCCGAAGGTGTAGAGTTCACCTCAGAGGAAGATTTTCGTGAGAAGATCGAAACTCTTAAGGAGTCATATTTCTCTAAAACAGCTGCACCTGCAGTAGAGGATGCTCCTGTAGTAGAACAACCTGTCGGAGATGCGATGTCTGTTTATATGCAGGCAATTTCCCGCTGGTCCAAATAAACAAACGTAATAGTTTTATATTTTATAAATAATTACGTATTTGTTATTCAATTAACACAACACTCATTTTTCAAGGAGAAAGCAAATGTTCATGTCAGAGCAATTGCAGGAAAAGTGGGCACCCATTCTTGAGCACAAAGATGCTGAACCAATTCAGGATTCTTACAAGAAGGCTGTCACCTCAGTACTGCTAGAAAACCAAGAGCGTTTCCTACGCGAAGAGCGTGGAATGCTTGCTGAGGCTGCACCTACCAACTCACTTGGCGGTACAGGTTTCTCAGGTTCATCAACCGCAACTGGTCCAGTTGCAGGTTTCGATCCAGTTCTAATTTCACTCATTCGTCGTTCGATGCCTAAGCTTATTGCTTATGACATCTGCGGTGTTCAACCAATGACAGGTCCTACTGGACTCATCTTCGCAATGCGTTCGATGAAGGGTACTGATCGCGTTGTCGGTTCAGGTACTGAAACCTTCTTCAACGAAGTTGATACCGAGCATTCGTCGGAGAACAGCGGTGATTCACTCGCTTCCAACGACATGACTGGTTCCAACCCTGGTCTTCTAAATGACAGCGGCACCTACACCATCGGTGGACAAGGTATGACCACTGCTCAGTCAGAAGCACTTGGCGATGGTGCTGGTAATCACTTCCGTGAGATGGGTTTCTCAATCGAGAAAGTAACCGTAACTGCAAAGTCACGCGCACTCAAGGCTGAGTACTCGCTAGAACTCGCACAAGACCTCAAGGCTATCCATGGTCTTGATGCTGAGACCGAACTAGCGAATATCCTCTCAACCGAGGTTCTCGCTGAAATCAACCGCGAAGTTGTTCGTACCGTTTACAAGATTGCTAAAATTGGTGCTCAGAACAACACTGCTGCTGCAGGTATCTTTGACCTAGACGTTGACTCCAACGGTCGTTGGTCAGTTGAGAAGTTCAAGGGTCTTCTATTCCAGATCGAGCGCGAAGCAAATGCAATCGGTCAACAGACTCGTAGAGGAAAGGGTAACTTTATCATCTGTTCTGCTGACGTTGCTTCGGCACTCGGCATGGCTGGTGTTCTAGATTACACCCCTGCTCTCAATGGCAACAACGGTTTAACTGGTGTTGATGATACTTCCTCAACTCTAGTTGGAACCCTCAACGGTCGCATCAAGGTTTATGTTGATCCATATTCCGCTAACGTTGCTGATCGCCACTTCTTCGTAATGGGTTATAAGGGTTCTTCTCCTTATGATGCTGGTCTCTTCTATTGCCCATATGTTCCTCTCCAAATGGTTCGTGCCGTTGGTCAGGATACATTCCAGCCTAAGATCGGCTTCAAGACTCGTTACGGTATGGTTGCTAACCCATTCGCAGAGGGTCTAACCCAAGGCGAAGGTGCTCTAACCGCTAACGCAAACGTTTACTACAGACGTGTTCTAGTAGACAACCTAATGTGAGTCTTATTCACGTTTTTCAAGACCCCTTCGGGGGTCTTTTTTTATGACTAAATAATAGGTAGCTTGGGAAGTTGACATGGCTGCCAATTGGTATAGAGAACAAGTTAATAACAATAATTACCTTTCTCCCATAGGATTTAAATTTATCCTTGAGAAAGCACCTAAGGTTGCTTACTTGTGCCAAACTGCAGCAATTCCAGAAATTACATTAGGTACTGTTGATATACCGACATATTTGGTTCCAATGCCAATTGAAGGAAATTTAAAATATTCCACATTATCATTAACCTTTTTAGTTGATGAAAATTTGGAAAATTATTTACAATTGCACAACTGGATGAGGGCACTAGGAGTTCCAACCAGTTTTAAAGAAAGAGCGGATTTCGAAGATGCAGTTCGTTATCCTGGAGCGAGGGAAAACAAAAAAGACCGAAACATATTTAGTGATGGAACTTTGCAAGTATTAAATAATAATTATTTGAATAATTTTGATATTCAATTTGTAGATTTAATACCGACATCTTTATCAACTTTGGATTTTGATGCAACAACTTCAGAAACCAATTTTATGACAGCAACAGTTTCCTTCACATACACTTACTATGAAATTAGAACTCCAAACGGTTCTGGAAGAATTGTTGATAGCGCATGGTATAATGACTAATAACTGAGATTACATTATGAACTTAGAACAAATTCAAGACATGTGGAAGAAAGATTCGGAGATGGATGCCGATCTTCTTTGCGAAGAATCTCTCCGTGTTCCACAACTACACATGAAATACTTTGAGTTGTATAACACATTCTCCTTAATGAAGAAGGAGAGTGAATATAAACTTAAGACACTAATTCGAGATAAGTGGAAGTATTACAAGGGTAAAGCACCAAAAGAACTTTACAAAGAAATTCCATTTGATCTCAAACTTACAACTAAAGATGAAATTGAAATGTTCCTCGATGCCGATGAGGACATTCAAAAGGCACAGTATAAACTGGACTACATAGATCAGATGCTCACTTACTTGGACAGCATCTTAAAGATGGTGAATAATCGCTCCTATCAAATTAAGAATGCAATCGAGTGGGAGAGATTTAAATCGGGAGTATAGGATGAATCTTAAAATTCGTAAGAAGAACGAAGTATATCTAAAAATTGAAACAGAACCACATATTAACGTAGAACTAGCAGAATACTTTACCTTTGATGTTCCAAACGCGAAATACATGCCACAGTTTCGCAATCGCGTTTGGGACGGCAAGATCCGTCTTTATTCTCCAGGAACAGGAGAATTGTATTGTGGTCTTGTAGAATATCTTGAAGAATGGTGTAATGAAAGAGGTTACACTTACGAACATTCAGAGTGTAAATTCTATGGTCATCCTCACGATGTAAACGAGTTCGTGTCTCCAGAAGCCGTAGTTTCATTTGTCAAGTCTCTTGGTATGCCCCACAAGGTAAGAGACTATCAGTACAGAGCAATCTACGAAGCACTCAAATACAATAGAAGACTTTTACTATCTCCTACAGCATCAGGAAAATCTCTGATGATCTATTCCATCATTCGCTATCATGTAA